GCATTTTAAAAGAAGCAGAGAAGAAGATAGATGCATTAGTTTTAAATGCACCATTTGAAAGATGCTTTGAAGATGAGCCAGAAACATTTAACAGAGTGCTTACTGGAAACAGAAAACTTGGTATGGAATGTTCTTGGTGTAAATATAGATTTAGTTGTTGGCCTAATATGCAAGAGAGGGAGTCAGTATTCTCTAAGGCTAAGAGCAAACCTATGGTAGCATACACACAGTTAAACTCTATGGGAGAGGAAGCAGCGTGATTATGCAAAGTAAATTTGGTTTAACTACTTATGGTTGCATACAACTATAAAATAGCACATGGTTTTAGATCTGGTTTAGAAGAAAGAGTATGTGAACAACTAGCTTTTTTAAATATACTAGACTGTTATGAAATAAAAAAAATATCTTTTGTTCAACCAGAAAAAAACAGAAACTATACGCCTGATTTTTGGTTACCTAATAATATAATAGTAGAAACAAAAGGGGTGTTTACTGTTCAAGATAGACAGAAACATCTATGGATAAAAGAACAGTACCCTGATTTAGATCTACGATTTGTATTTTCTAATTCTAAAAACAAATTAAGAAAAGGTAGCAAGACTACTTACGCAGATTGGTGCAACAAACATGGTTTTAAATTTGCCGATCAGCTTATACCTGAAGAATGGATAAACGAAAAAACGAGAGGCAAAAATAAAAATGTTAGAAGATGACGTAAACCTACCAAAGGACTATGCTTGTCTGTTAATAAAAGTAGAGAACGATGATGAGTATGGTGTGTCTTGTAGATTTTATCCTGTTATTCATGCGTCTTTACTTGATACCCCAGAGGTAGAAGGTATAATAACAGATATGTTAAAGATACTGTGCATACTACCCTCTTTAGATACATCATATGTAGAACATATGTTAAGTAAATACTATGATAAATATGAAGAAATTAAAGACGAAGCACCAGACGAAGATGTATTTTTTCCTTTCAATGATAAACCTATAACAAAACACTAGGACACATACATGAAAAAAGATATGGTAAACAACCCACCGCATTATAATCAGAGTGGGATAGAATGCATAGATGCAATAGAAGCTGCACTACTACCTAATTTTAAATATTACCTGCAAGGCAACATACTGAAGTATCTTTGGCGGTTTGATTACAAAGGTAAACCTACTGAGGATTTAAAGAAGGCACAATGGTATTTAAATAAACTAATAGAATGTGTAGAGGAAGAAGAAAACGAAAGGAATATATAAAGTGTCATCATTTAAATCTAACAACAATCCTCAATTTAGAAATAAATTCTCAGAAGATATATTTAAATATAAGTATGCTCACGATGGGTGTGAAACGTGGTCTGATCTAGCTTCTACTTTAGTGAAAGATGTATGCGGTTCATTACGTTCTGGTGAGCAAAACCTAATGACTATGGACGAACAGGATGCTCTTACTAAATATATAGATGAGTTGAAGTTTATTCCTGGTGGTAGGTATCTTTACTATGCAGGACGAAAGAAAAGATTTTATAACAATTGTTTTCTACTAAAGGCAGAGGAAGACACACGAGAGGATTGGGCTAACTTGAGTTGGAAAGCGGAATCTTGCTTGATGACGGGGGGTGGCATCGGGGTAGACTATTCTGTGTATAGAGAATCAGGTAAAGTTCTTGGTGGGTCTGGTGGTCTGGCATCTGGCCCTATTCCCAAAATGCAAATGATTAACAGTATAGGCCAAAAGGTAATGCAAGGAGGTAGTCGTAGGTCTGCCATATACGCATCTCTTAATTGGAAACACAAAGATGTATCAACATTTCTTAACGCAAAAAATTGGGATACTATGCCAGTTGGTAACACTGGATTTACACTAAAGCAAATAAAAGAGCAGGACTTTAATTTTCCTGCACCCTTGGATATGACAAACATATCTATTAACTATGATACAGAGTGGTTGCTAAACTATTGGAATGGCGAAGGATATGGGGATACCTTTAAAGAAAACATAGCCCAAGCTATGCGTACAGGAGAGCCTGGGTTTAGTTTTAATTTTATGGAGAATGAAAATGAAACACTTCGTAATGCCTGTACTGAGGTGTGCAGTAGCGATGACAGTGATGTATGCAATCTTGGTAGTATTAATTTTGGCAGGATTGAAGACATATCTGAACTAACAGAGATTGTTGATTTAGCTACGAAGTTTTTAATATGCGGAACATTACGAGCAGAGTTACCTTATCAAAAAGTCTATGATGTTAGAGAAAAGAATAGACGATTAGGTTTAGGTATAATGGGATTACATGAATGGTTAATTAAAAAAGGAGAAAAGTATGAGGTTACTGGAGAGCTTCACCGTTGGTTGGCAATATACAAAGGAGTCAGTGATGATGTATCTAGACGATTTGCGGATGCACTATCAATATCTAGGCCCGTGGCGAACCGTGCTATTGCTCCTACTGGCTCTATTAGTATACTTGCTGGTAGCTCCAGTGGGATAGAACCTATCTTTGCTGTTGCGTATAAGAGAAGGTATCTTACGGGAGGACACAGATGGAAGTATCAATATGTGGTAGACTCCTCTGCACAAGAGTTAATAGATACCTATGACGTAGATCCTGAGAGTATAGAATCTGCACTAGATTTAGCAGAAGATTACAAACGGCGTATGCGCTTTCAAGCAGACGTACAGGACTACGTCGATATGTCCATTAGTTCAACGATCAATCTACCTGCATGGGGTACTAAATTAAATAACCCAGATGTAGTAGATGACTTCGCTGATACATTAGCTAAATATGCACATAGACTAAGGGGCTTTACAGTGTACCCTGATGGATCTAGAGGTGGTCAACCTCTTACCTCTGTTCCTTATTCTGAAGCAGTAGATAAACTTGGAGAAGAGTTTGACGAACACGTAGAGACTCACGATATATGTGAGATTAGCGGTACAGGAGGAGTATGTGGTGTTTAACAGACACAGGTCTACACACAAGAAAAGACGTAAGCACCTTAATGAAAAAGCATTCTTTGAAGGAAGAGAGGGCTTTAGAGTAAATAGTTATAACCCATACAGGTTAAAATCTCTTGAACACAAAGAGTGGGAACGAGGTTATAACAGGCAATACTTTATTAATTTAAACAGAATAAATAAGGTTGCATGATATGAACTGTTGGTTTTGTGGCCCTGATCAGCAATTAATATGGGGAGGAGATCACGACTTTGAAGACTATGGATTAGAAGGTAATGGCATAATAGCTAATCTTAGTTGTCCAAAGTGTGGTTCTTATGTTGAGGCAAGGACAGGCTCACAAAATGAGGAAGATTAATAGTTATGCAATTAAATTTATTTCCCATAGAACATGAGGATCTAGGTGCAGGTGAGGGTAAGGTGTGTTGCAAGTGCAATATATATCTACCCCTCTCTGCATTTTCACCAAGTTCAGGTGCTAACTTTCTACGACCTGAATGCAAGGCTTGTAACAATGAATTACAGAAAGTAAGAGAGAGGTTGCGAGAAGAACATGGTATGCCAAAAGAGGGATACATTTGCCCCATCTGTTGTGGGGATGCAGAAAAAGTAAAAGGCAAAGGTAACACAAGAAATGGGCCTTGGGTTTTAGATCATTGTCACGATACAGAAACATTTAGGGGATGGTTGTGTCACAAATGCAATCGTGCTTTGGGTGGTTTTGATGATGATTTAGAAGTATTAAATAGAGCCAAGGACTATCTTATAAATCATTTAAAAAGGATATTCTTAATATGACTAAAATATTTATCGGAGGTTTAGTTGCTCTATGTATTATTGCATTCAATGTTTCAGCATCGTATAGTCAAGCACCCATGCAATCAGGTTGCAAAGATTTGGCAGAGGCTAAAATTAATATTCAAGAAAAACACGGAGAACAAATAGTATTTCGTGGAATATCAGCTAGAGGACACGTAACATTTATATTTCTTAACGCTACATCTGGAACGTGGACTGCTGCTATTGTAAGACCAGAGTCATCTCAGTTACTATGTTGGGTGGACTCAGGCTTTACAGGTGAGCAAATGAAAAAAGAAGGTGCTAAAAGCTGGTAAAAATAGGCAAATCAAACGTAAGGCATTTTAAGGGGGTCTACAGAAGAAGTGACTATAATCTGGACACTACCTACCAGAGGGTATCTTAGCACCCCCTTGTGCCTCATCCTACGAGTCCGTTTTTTCTATATCTTTAATAATTTTCTCTAATTTGTAGAATTTTATACGATCATTGGGTAAGTACCGCCAAACTGTACCTCTACCATTATGTATCTGTATTATTGTCTCATAGAATCCTATCTTGACTATGATACCTCGCTCACCATCTAGCAAACACGTATCACCCTCGTTAAAACTAG